CTTGAAGCTCTGTGATGGTAGCGTCTTTTTCAGCGGCAACTGTTTCCAAAGCTTTAATAGCTTCTTCTTTTTCAGCTACAGTTGTTTCGAGCTTTGCCATAGACTCATCAAGCTCCTTAGTGGAAGCTTCAGCGACTTTGGCTCGAAGAGTATCATTTTCTTCTTTAGTCGATGCTAGCTCACTTCTGAGGTCAGCAAGCTGCTTCTCTAAAAGATTGGTATCTGACATGTCATTTTCTCCTTTTGGAAAAGTATTTAAAATATCTGTATCGAGTTTTAGAGAGAAAGCTCTGCTGGCATCAAGAATAACACTTCTTGGATTAGCTGGTTTAGATACAAGACCTTTACCAGAAAAAGAAATATCTCTTAATGATCTGCCGACTTTGTAGCCCTCATATTCTCCATCACCACCGTAGGCGCGTAAATGCTTTGTTAAAAATGCAGACCCCTCATTACGTTCAAGGAGTTTTGCATTACCTTGCTCATCTAATAGTGCATAGTCAAAACCAGCAAATAAACATTCCATAGAAACAAACCATTTGCCTTCTTCAATTTCAGCAATGATCTGGTTCATGCGCTGTCTATTTTCAGGATCTGTCCAGCTATTATATAACACAGCCTCAGTGATAATATCAAAATCATCCGGCTGAGTGTCACCGTCCATTGGATTGCCATCTCGATCAACGACATAGCTACCCGTTATATGCCCAATAATATCATTTTCATTGTGCATAAAATTGAATTGTTTGTCTTCTGGCGTGTTGCGAGCTGCCCAAGTAGCTCCAGCATCAAATACATCGTCATTTTTATTCCAGCCAGTAGATACTAAAACAGACTTAAGATAAAATAAATCTATTTGCTTTTGGTTGGCATTGTCTGCCTTAATTTTGTTTACAACATCTTCAGTAGAATGGCTCCACTTGTCGCTTGATAAAGTAGCGGGCGTACAATAAGCCACACTTGCGCTAGACTGCACAAGATCAGCTATATTATCTTTAATTTCTTGTTTGTATATATTCATATGGTTCCTCTCTCAACATTATACACAAAAAACAGTCAAGTTTGTATTATCCCAACTCTGCCTCAACAAACAGACCTATGATACTTTTCCTGTAAAGGTCTATAGGTGTGTCTTCAGGAGACAAAGAAAGCTCAGATAGTGCTTTTTTAAAGGAGTTAGGAGTTCTTTTACCACTCTTAACCACGTTGAGAATAACGTCCTGATTTACTTCCTCCATTACTGGCAAGTTTGTAAATACGTCTAACTTTAGTTTTTCTATATCAGTAGAGTCAGATTTTGTAAGCTGTCTAAGATTTTTTAATCCTTTAGACTTTAGATAAGATTGGCTAATAACATTGGAAGTTTTTTCCCAAGCCTGTTCTGACCAAACAATTAGTTCAGCAACTCCCGGTTTGTTCTTTGGAGTTTCTACCCTTTTCTTTCTAGGTCCATCGTCTTTCTTGAACAAAGGTCTGCCGTTAGGATCAGAAGGTTTTTCGTTTTGCTCAGGATCTTGCTTGGGTTGATTCTGCTTGTTGATCTTTCCTTGCTTGTCAATCTTTTCCATATCTTGCTTATGATTAGCATTATGAAAAGGACTTGCTTTATCTGGACCAACGGTGTCTCTCTTGTTGATTTCGCGCTTAAGTCTGATGTTTTCAATTTGAGGTATTTCTTTGAATCTTTCAAGAAGAGTCTCATGACTGATAATATCTCTATCTGCCAATTGTATAAGTAGATTCTTCTCAGCAGCCTCGTCAGATAAAGTCATTTGATCAAACTGAATATGAGCCTTGTATCTGAACCCCATAGCTTTTCTTACAATCTCTAATTCTTTTTCCCAAAACTTTATTAACATATCTCTTCCATACTGCAATCTCTCTAACAAAGTTTTTAGAGATATAAAATTATTTGTAAATCCACCACCATTATTAGCCATACCAGTAAGCGTTGGGGGAACACCGAGTCCAGCATAGATGCTGTTCAATACGGAAGTATACTTCTCGGAACCTAAGAACTTGTATACTTCACTACTAGATTCTTGAAATGATAGTTCTGGACCCCAAACAAGTTCCATAGTGCCACCGCCAACGTTACTGGCAAGAATGTCTCTTAGTTTATTGATAGCTGCTTTGTTTGGTAGGATTTTATGATCTAGACTACCAAGAGTCCAAAGCCTGATATTTGATATAGCGCCATCTAAAGCTGATAGGTCTGCTAGTCTCATCTTTTCTAGCATAATAATATCATCTAATATAGCATAAATCATGGGATTAGCCCACTGTCTCCAATCATCTTTCTTATAATAAAATATTCCTAGTCTTTCTGGGTCAAGAGGAATGTCTTTTTCGCCACGTAATAAACTTTGCTTGACAGCTGGGGGTAGAGTCTCTAAGACATGACTAGGTATATCTCCAGCCCTAAATTTATCAAAAAAGGAATTACTGGTAATAGTATAGTTTTGCAATCCCATGAATAGTGATAGATTACCGTCTTTCATCTTAACAGTAAGAGGATTAAAGAAGTTATATCTCCAAGGTATTTCATTCTTTGTAGCGTCTGGTACTTCAACCTTAATATCAGAAGATAAAGCTTTCATGTAATTTTTTAATTGAGGAGTAATTTTGGCATGGCTACGATATATAATAACGTTACCAGTTTTATAAAAGTTATTTAGAAATCTTTCTGATCTTTCTTTGCCATTAACATTCTTGAACCATTGTTGATAGAATTTTTCAACAGTCTTGTCTCTATGAACTATAGTAATTCCTTGACTACCAAAGTCTCCCATCAAATCAATTATATTCCGAATGATTCCAACCTTGTCGTATGCATCCATGCACATCTTTATAATTCTTCGTTGCTGTTGCGGGACAGCTTCTTCTGGTCTAAAAGCGTAATAGTCACTTCCATGAAATCCCGGCCTGACAGAGCGATTAGGCTCAATATCAATAAAATGCCTGTAGTGATTTCCTTGAGTTTTATGTAATCCGGTATAAGATTCAACGCTGTCAGAGAATTTTGACATGGCATCTTCTTTGCTGTGAAAATCGCCATCTTCCCATGTTATCATGTCTTCATTCTTCATTTTTTGCCTCAATTGGATTGGTAATTGGATTACTGTTAATTATACACATCTTTCATCTGATCTGAAAACCAAGATGGTCCTGTATATAGATTTTCTGTAGTTTTGGGTTTATGCTCACCAGTGGCAAATCCACCATAAAATTCATAAGCCGCTTGGGTAGGAGTTCTTTGTAATATTCTAGCAGCCATGTTAGCCATCAATAAAGCAGAGTATCTATCCTTTCTCATTTTACTCTTCTTTCCAGTACCCACAACAACTTGTGGAGTATCCCACCTGTCCCTGCCAGATGTAGTCTGAGTCATTTGTATCATAGCTAATTCATCCTTTAGTTCCTCTATATCCAACACGCATTCTTCTAAAGTGTCAAATATTCTATTCTTAGAACTATCTTGATGTTCTGATATATCTAAGCTGAGAGCGTCGAAGAATGGAAAAAGTAAAGCTTTGTCTTCAAAATCTTTCCTCATGCCATGATTAGCTTCTGCTAGCCAATCATATTTTGCAAATTGGCACATCTCTAGTATGTGCAAGCCTCTCTCGCCGTCTGTGTCTTTTTCTTTATTTTCATCTATAACAGGCCATATTGCAACTTCTCCCTCTCTTATCTTATCTTTGTCATGTAGCGATTCCATTACAGCTACGCCACCACCCTGAGCATCCATAGCTATATGTATACATGGGAACAGCTTCATCAAGTCTCTAATTTTCCTTGCACAATAAGAATAGAAATCAGTTTCATCAGCATATCCTTTTTTTACTTTTTCTTTATGTTCTGACCTATTAGTTGTCCAGCAATGTACAATCTTTCTATGTTCAGGATTTACTTCTAATACTACAATACTAAAATTATCTACTTCAGAAGCAGGGTCAACTCCAAATATATAACTTTTATTTTTATCTCCTATTAAAGCAGCTTCAAACAATATATTATCACCATTGGCATCCTTAATCCCGTCAGTATCAGAAGCAACACAAGACTCAATTAAAGATCTTTTGAAAAAACCTTGACTATCTCTGGTAAAGCAAGCTCCGTATTCCATTTGATATATACCAGTATGAACAGTTGCTTTAGATCTAGCAACCTGATCTGCATCCATAAAACCTTTAGGTAAAAGCTCATATGGCATACGTATAATTGAATACTGCGTCCAATCAAAATTTTCAGGTGGTTCTTCTCCAAATATTTCTCTTAGTTTACGTGGATCGCCCTTACTTTGAACTATAGACTTCCATTTTTTCCAGTATGTAGCAAAGTGATTAAAATCATAATAAGCAGTTCCTGATAAGATAATTTGATTGTCTTTCTTTACTTCCCTCTCTTCCTCTTCTATGTCAACTCCCAGCTCTTCAGCTTTCTTCTGAGCTGCCAATCTTTTGACATTTTCAACTGGATCTGCACTAACAGCAGCAAAACCAGCAACCACGTTTTCAAATATTTCTCTAGGTATAGAAGCAAATTCGTCAGCTATAATATCATTAGCACGTTGACCTCTAATCTTTTGACCATCACCTAAAGGTAGACAAGTTACTGTACTTTCGTTTAGTCTTAGAGTACATCTATCTGTGTCTCTACGTGGTCCACTGTCTCCATCACATATATCTCTAAGCATAGGAGAATTTCGCCATATTGTTTCCATGTATTCAAACAATACTTTAGACTGTCTAAAAGCAGCACCCACTACTACAACTTTTCTTCTAGGAAGTATTAACGCTCTTAATACAGCATACAGAGACAACATAAACGACTTACCAAAACCTCGACTAGCTATGAGCATAGGGAACTTTCTGTTCCATATTTCTCTAAGAAAAAGAGCCTGAGAGGGAAGCATCTGGATGTTTAATATATGTTGTGTTATAAAAGAAAGATACTCTGGCCTAGTCATAATCCAAGCAAGTTTCATTTCAAAGTCATCATCTGTAGGGTTTAATACAGACATAGGGTTGAATAATTCTGCTTCAACAGAATCTAATCCAAGCCAAGCTTCGTCTATTTTCTTTAATTTAGATTTTGCCATGAATGCATAACCTCGTCTGCGAATCCATAATAAACTGCTTCCTCTGCGCTTAAATACCAATCTCCAGATTTTAATTTTCTACTTAAGTATGTTTTAACTTTTTCTACATCTGGTTTAGGTCCATATTTTTCCTTGAAGAATTTACCACTTATGCAGCTACCAGCGTAAATGTCTAACATAATATCACAAATAATCTTTTCATACTTCACCCAATTTTGAACACTAAGATACTCACCTCCAGCAGCAGTACTGCCATAGTGAGACATGAAATATGTATTAGGTGTCATCAGTCGCTTGTCAGCAGCTTGGAATATTATACTACTCATAGACTCAGCTTGACCATAAGCTATAATAGTTACAAAACATTTAGACATAACTATAGCGTCATAGATAGCCATGCCATCAGACCATTCTCCACCAACGCTATGCATATGTATAGTGATTGGCTTGTCTGACTTTATCTCTAATGCTCTAATGTTTTTTAGAAATGTATTAGACATTCTGTACTCGACACCGGGATTCTCTGCATCGTCAGACGCATAGTAGTTATGTAAGAATACCTCTCTGGTATCTACGTTTGCTCCATAGTTATGGAGATCATATAGCAAATCTTTATCTGCATTATTCATGTCTTTCTCCCTATTGTATACATTTCGTTTATTCTTTTGAATATGCTGCTTACTGCTAAAAATGCTGTGTGTTTATCTCCGCAAAAAATGACATGTATGTTATTATATAGCTCAAACTCGATAAGACATTTAAGCATATATCTTCCAGTAATTTTTACTGCGCTTTTATTTTTTATTGGTATTCTGGTTTCTTTTGGAAACTTAATCAGGTCTTCTAGTCCAAACTCAAGTATAATGTATTTGTGTGGAAAAGATTCCATTCTTTCTATTTCTTTTAAGAATGTTTGTTTTTTAGATCCAAGGTTTTGTGCTAATTCTTCAACACACCCTTTCCTTTCAACACATATCTTATCTTCCAATCCTTCTATAGAATAATCTCCAGTGTCTAGTTTATGCTCTATCATTCCAGCACAAGTATTAAACTTACTAAAATAATATCCGTCTTGCTCACGGGTATCTTTTATCACTGTAAAGTCAGGAGCTTGTTTGTATTTACTCATTAATTAATTCTCTAAATAGGTGTTCGTAGTGGGATTCTTTACCTGTAATGGATTTATGACAGTACTTGCATAAAGTTATTCCATTAGATGTTTCGTATCTCAAAGAAGAAGCTCCAGACCATTTTGCTATGTGGTGTACTTGTAAATATTTTTTG